AAGAACAATATGCCGGTCGGGTGAAAGATCGGCAGTCCCGAAATGCCGGAAAGGGCTTGCCAGTGCGGCAGCGAATGCCTCCTGCTTGGGCGTCAGGGGTTTTTCAGTCATGTGGCTGCTTTCTCCTTCTGGCGGTCGCGCCAGGTCTGGATAAACCCCAGGTCTTTGCGACAGTCCTTGCAAATGGCATGGCACGCGCGGCTCTCAAATACCCGTTCGTGGCGGCAGAGCTTCTGCTTGAGCCAATCCAGGGCGGCGGAACCGAGCAGCCACACCAGGATGGCGGCCAAGATGGCCAGGCCCAGGACATCCTGCAGGGTGAGTACAAAAACGGTGCTCATGGCGTGTCGCGCTCCTTGCTTTTCTCCTGCTGTATCAGGTACAGGAAGCCCAGGCGGGCCTGGTCGGCCACCTCGGGGTGGACATGGGTAGCGTGGCCCCCGTCAGGGCAGCAGTTGATCGTCCCGAGCCTCGGGTTACCTACGCTGCCGCACTCATGGCAGTAACGCACCAGGACGCCACCATTGCGATGCGGGTAAACCATCGCCTTCAGGTCGAGCAGGCCGGCGATGATTTCCCGCAGGTCGGCCGGGGTGTGGGCCACGCTGGGGTTGTCCAGGGCGAACCTGGCGCGCTCCTCAATGGTCATGTTGGGGTTCGGTGTGCTCACTTGTTGCCCTCCCTGAGAATGGTCACGCGGCCGTCCAGCAGCACGATGCTGTGGGTCTTGCGGTTGCGCTTGCGCTCCTGCTTTTCCAGCCTCTTGAGGCGCTTGCGCTCCTCGACCTCGGCATTCCAGGCGGCTATCTCGACGGTCTGACGCTGCTGGCGCTTGGCGCGGTCGATGAAGGACTCGATGCCCTCGATGGCTGCGGCCTTGAGGCTGGCCAGCCGGTCTGTGCTGATGATGCTCATAGTTCGATTACCTCTGGTGCTTTGGAACGGATGCGGTCGGTGGCCACCTTGATGGCGCGCTCATAGTCGGATCGGGGGATGGACTGGCGCTGCAGGTCGTGGTACTGGAAAAGCTCACGGAAGGACTGAAGGCCTGGGCCGGTCGTGCCCATGCGGCCGGTGGCCTCGTAGCGGCGGGCGGCGTCGATCAGGGCGTCCTGGGCTGCGGCGCAGGACGGCAGGACCTCATCGCGGCCGATTCCATCCCTGGCCAGGACCTCGGCCAGCGACAGCATGGCGTTCACGTCATGCCAGTCTCCGATGGTCGCCCTGCCCTTGGCAAAGGCGTCGATGGCGGCCAGCTCGCGGATGCGCAGCTTGTCCAGCTCGTTCTCTGGCGTGATGGCGGCGCCCTGGATGGCGAAGCTGATGGGGTTCACCAGGGCGTACACCTTGCGGCGGCAGCGTTTTCGGCTCATGGTTTATTTTTCCCCTGCGCCAGCGAAATCGTTACCAGACAAACCGGCATGCAACGTGGTTTGAATGGTGGAAATGATGGCTATGACGTAGCCGCGAATCAGAATCTGGCCATTCGCATCGCGCGCCTTGCGCACGCGCATATCGTCCACCAGGCTGTCGTCGGCCAGCACACCGGCATGCACCAGGCTATCCAGCATGGCCTTGGGCAGGTTGTCCACGTCGCGGCGGCGGCGGTCAGGCATGTGGGCGTGAAAGTCAACAGCCACCAAGCCATCAAAGTGCAGGCCTGCGTGGTGCTCGGCCACCAGCTTCTTGACTGCCTCGCGGTACAGGCGTCCGCCCTTGCTGATGATGGATCGGCCGCTGACGTTGCGCCAGTAGGTGTTCACGGTCGGCGGCCAGGGCAGGATGATGGTTTCTGTCTTGCTCACGGATTACTCAGGGATGAAAGAAAACGGTTTCAGCAGGTGCGGCTGCAGCACCACGGTGTCGCGCGGCCGTGGCCCGAACCAGATGACCACCCGCAGGAAATGATCGTGCTTGCTGCGCGCTCCTCTCGACTTTTGTATGCGCCCGACGCGGCCGGTTGGGGTCTGCACCAGCGTGCCGGCTGGGTACAGGTCAATCTCCACGTCTCGCTTCATGCGGCGCCTTTCTGGTGTTGCTCCAGCGCCCAGGCGGCTGCACGGCGCAGGCGCTCGGGTTCGCTCGGGTTTGAGGCCACCTCGCGCCAGCGCACGAGCTGCAGGTGCATCGCGTTATCGAACACTGCGGCCTTTGTGTAGTGCTCCGCATTGCCCTGGTCCAGCCAGGAGTGGCAATAGAAGCAACCCCACACGCTGTAGTGGTCGTCCGCCTTGCGGGCGCCAGCCTTGCCGTGCTTGCTCTGGTTGGAATGGCAGGCCACGGTGGTGCTGGTGTCGCCATTGCGGGGGCATGCGGGGCTGTCCAGCAGGCACTCGCGGTCTTTTGCCATGTCCAGCAGCGCGCGGCTGCGGCGTTCCACGGTCTTGGGCGCAGCCACCAGGTTGGTGAAGATGGGCGCGCTTACCTGGCGGCGGAACTGCTCGGGCAGCGGCTGGTGGACCGTGCGGGTGCGCTCGATGGTCGGGCGCTTGAAGCCGGTTCGCTTCATGGGGGTGCGGCGCTCCAGCATCAGGCAAACCTCCAAGAAAATCCTCGGTGGCTTTTGTATTGACCGCTGCAGCACCTACTGATTGCGCCGGAATCAAATCCAGCACGCACTGCATCCATCGCAGCGCCGTACCTGAACGACTCGCCAGTTTTCAGGTTCGTTGCGATTACCGGCCTGCTTGTCCTGTGGGACTCGCCAAATTTGCCAAGGTCAGGCCCACGGTGTCCAAGATGGGTGAATCTGTGGCGCTGGTTTTGCGATTGCGTGACCCACTCAAGATTACCGGCCGCGTTGTTGACCTTGTTGCCGTCGATGTGGTTCACCTGGTGAGAATCGAGCGAAGCATCACACCAAGCCGCCGCGACAATTCGATGCACATACACGCGCTTTCGACCATAAAGCCCAACCTGCATGTATCCATGCCGCGTCGCCCAAGGCTTGAGAATCTTCCCGGACTTGGACAGCTTCACGCGCCCCATGTTGGACACCATGTAAGCAGGATGCCCCGCAATCTCTTTCCACAGCTCGCTCATTCGACCGGCTCCAGGTTCTCAAACTCAACACCAAGCTCTGTCGATGCGTAGGCCTCAACGCGCTCGCAAAACTCCGCGAACTCCTTGATGGTCAACTTCTTCGAACTGGCACCCATAACTCGGCCATCAGGAGTCTCGACCACGCCGATAAATTGACGCTTGAATTGCTCATGCCACGCTTCTGCCGAATAGCGTCTGCCGCCTATCACAGCTTTTTCAGCAACTTGCGCCAGCACTCCACGCCCCCAATAGCGACGGTTCTGCGCAAGGCTGCGGGTTTCAGGTTGAATCGTCAGCACCCAGCGGCGGCCTGACTGCAGCGCAGTGGCCAGGAAAGGGAAAACCTTTGACTGGATTTCGGCCCAGGCCTGCTTACGGTCCAGCAGGTTGATGGTCAGCTTGTCGGTGGCGGCGCTCACTTGATTGCCTCCATGATTCGTCCGCCAATCCAGCGCACCACCGGCACGGCCCAGCTATTGCCAAGGGCCTTGTAGCGCGGGCCGTCTGGACACTGGTCGGCTGGCTTGCCGCGCCACGGGATGGCGGTGTAGCCGTCGGGGAAGCCTTGCAGGCGCTCGCACTCGACGGGCGTGAGGCGGCGGACTTGCATTGCTTGTATGACCGCAGTTCCCCCTTGCGAACAGGTCGGGTTTAAGCCGGTGGAAGCGTCCAGCGTCTTGCTGGTGTCCTCGTCGGTGCGAACGTAGAAACCACCATCTGGCCGGTCTGCGTGTTTGTTGCCACCGTAGATGTTGATCGGCTGCGCCACCGCCTGCACCTCTGCTCGCGCTTCCAGTGTGTAGGCGTGATCTGACTGGACGCCGACGCCATCCGGCCCGCTGGCGGGGTTGGTGCGTAAGGCTCCAGCTTGGATGGCGAAACACACCGCCGTCGGATTCTTCGCGCCCATGCTCGGCGCAAGGTTCTCGGCGGCAGCGCATTGCGTTCCGGACAAGTTGGCCGGGAAGGCGATGGCCGGCGCATGCGCACCAGCCGCCAGCGGGTGGCACGGATCGCCAGGCTGCGGGTTGCTGTAGTTCGCGGCGCTGGTGATCTGGGTGGTGTCGAATGCCACCGGCACCAGCGGCGTCCCCCGCCCCGTGCTGTCCTCGCTGGCGTCGAAACCTTCGCCGCGCAAGGAGTGGGTGACAATCGGCGCTTCATGCAGGCAGGTAAGCGCCGCCGCATGGTCGAACGTGATTTCAGCGTTCGCCTGCCCGGACGACATGGCGATCAGCTTGCCTTCGTGCGCGTATTGATCGCTGACGCCCTTCGGCCCGTCGGCAGCGCATAGCGCGCTGGTGATCTCGGCGTGATGCACTGGGATGGCTGTGTAGGCATCGACTTCGGGCGCGCCTAGTTTTCCGAATCCCGCTGTGAGTGTGCCTGTGCAACTGACATCAAGGCCTGCAGCAGCGCCGGCGGCAGTTGCTTCCCCCGCTTCTCTGCTCGGCGCAGTATCCCGGCGCAGGCTGTCCCACTCAAAAAGAACCGCTGCGGGATCGAACCCTTCTCTAGCACTTGCGACAACGAACACACGGCGGCGTCGTTGGGCCACTCCGAAATATTGGGCATCGAGGACGCGCCACGCGACTGCTCTTTTGGGACCAAGCACACAACCTGCGTTTGTCCATTTGCCCCCTGGCGGGAGTAGTGCCAGCTCTTCGCCGGCAAGTCCTGCCAGAAAGCAGCCGAACGCGTTGTCGCTGGTGTTGAGGACTCCGGGGACGTTTTCCCAGAACACGATGGCGGGTTGCTCTCCGCGAATAGATCGAGCTGCATCAATTTCATTGGCGATTTCGCAAAAGGTTAAAGACAAATTCCCGCGCGCATCGTCCAGCGACTTGCGCAGGCCGGCCACACTGAAGGCCTGGCAGGGTGTGCCGCCGCAGAACACATCGGGCGCCTCGACCTCGCCGGAAAGGATGCGCTCGGGCAGCCTGGACATATCGCCCAGGTTGGGTACATCCGGGTAGTGATGGGCCAGCACGGCGCTGGGGAATGGCTCGATTTCAGCAAGCCACGCAGCACGCCACCCGAGCGGGTGCCACGCCACACTGGCGGCCTCGATGCCAGAACAGACGGAACCGAATTTCATGGCAGCAACCCCTCCCACACGCTCGGGCGGCGAAGCAATGGCGCGTACTTGTTCTCCCAGGTTCCTGCAGGGCGGATGCGCTGCTCCAGTGGGATGTTGTCGAACAAGCCCATGCGCAGGCCCACCTTCATTTCCTCAAAGCTCAAGGGCGTTTCCCACGGATCGGCTTCTCGCGGCCAGCGCTCGTCGGCGCAATGCTCTGCACCAGCGGCAGCTTGGCCAGCCTGCGCAGCTCTGCCTCCGGGTGCCCGTACTTCATCCAGTCGGCCAAAACCTTGCGGCGCCAGTCCCTGGCCCTGCTCTCGGCAATCGGCTGCCTCCCGATGAGCCGGATGTACCTGCCCCCGCAGTACAGGCATGCCGGGTTGAATACCCGATGCTCCGGGTAGTTGTCGCGGGCTATGTCGCATTGCGGGCATGTCACGCTCCAGCCCCGGCGTTGAGCGCTTCACGCGCGAATCGCAGGCTGACAGGCCGCACCTTCTCGCCGGCCTCGTGGCGGGCGATGATCCTGCGCGCCCACTCCTTGAGGTCGGCCACGCGCTGCTGGGACTTCACCTGCCCCAGCTTGGCCAGCTCGGCCTTCACTCGCTCGGGGTCAGCCTTCGGCTCGGGCAGCATCGGCACGTCTGCGGCCGGCGCCTGGCGGCACAGGGCGACGAACTGGCGCACGTTGGGCGCGCGCTCGGGCAGGTTCTTGAGCGCCCACAGGATGCGGCGCTTGGCCTGCTCGTTGCCGGTGAACGGCTCCAGGGCATCGAGCCACACGGTCTTGACATCACCAATGGGCGCACTGCCGTGCGAGCGATCCCACTCTGCGCCGTAGCTGGCAGCCAGGGTTCGGAAAACGTAGTCCACTGCTTCGGCGCTCATTGCGCTGCCTCCAGGAGTTTCGGGGTTGTGGTGGTTGCGTTGATGACCATGCCGTTGGCACGGTCGCGGTCAGGGTGGCGCTGGCCAGTCATTTCCTCCCAGCGGCGCATGCCGGCCTCGGCATCGCGTTCGCGGAACGTCTGCAGCGGCTGCACGCGGCTGGCCACCTGGCGCTCGGAAGGCTTGAGCCAGTCGGCCTGCAGGCCCTGGCTGCCACGCATGCACCACACCTGCAGGAAGGCGTCGAGCGGCATGCCAGCGATGGCGGACTCTTTGCGGGCGCCGTCCACCACGGTGCTGGTCACAGGCGCGCGCTTGGCCTTGCGCAGGGCCAGCCAGTCCGCCCAGGTCTGCTCGGCAACATCGTCAGGCTTCTGGATTGCCTGGGCGGGTTCGCTGCGCTTGCGCGGCGCCTTACTCTCCGAAGGAGAGTTATTGGTTCTTGGTTCTTGGTTATTGGTTGGGATACGAGACGCATCTGATTTCAGATCAGAGGTCTTATCTGATTTCAGAGACGAATCAGATTTTTTACTGCCCCAGCGCTTCTTGTTGGCGCTCTTGGCGCGCTCGGCCTTGGCCTGATACGCGGCAATTTCCTCGTCCGCGCGCTTGGATCGCCACCCATCTTCTGATTTCAGAAAGAAATCAGACAGGACTTCAGATACGTCATTGATGTAATCGCGCATCCCGATCTTGCGCGCGCACTCTGCTGCGTCCAGGGGCAGCGGCGCCTCGTTCAGGTAGTACAGGTCCAGCAGGCGCCGATAGGCCAGGTCGGCCATCATGGACAGGTGCCTGGTGTGCGCGGCGTAATCGCCAACGTGAAACGGGTAGAAGTTCACGCGCCGATGCCCCTGCGGTATGCCGGCTTGAGGCTGCCGTGGCTGGATGCTGCTGGCTGCACGCTGACCTGCACGATGATGTTGCGCTTCTTGGCCAGGCGCGTGACGTGCCCCCAGGCTCGCTGATCGTGCGGCTGCTCCAGATGCTGGCCAATGAACAGGCGAGCCTTCTCGATGGTGAAGATGCCGTTTTGCCTGCGGACCCACTCGCGCAGCTTCTCAACAGCCATATCAACCCATCCGGGATTCAGGCGATCCGCCTTGTCGGCCACCGCCTTAACGGCCTGGTCGCCTGCGGCGCGCGCCGCCTCCATGTCAAACAGGTCGAGCGTGCTCATCAGGCAGCCCTTCCCCGCGCTGGCTTGCGATCAAGCTCTGGCCACATGTCTCGCCATGTGTCTGGGAACATGTCTTGTCTCTTGACTTCTCCTCCGGTAGCCGCCTCAATTGCCGAGGCCCGATGAACTGGTATGGGCCTTTCGCCCTTCGCCCATCTGGAAACGTCAGGCTCATGCGCCCCAATTGCCCTAGCAAGCCTGCGGAGCGCACCCCTCGGCTGCTTTGTTAGATAGGTCTGCAGTGGTGTGTTCATTCCTCCATGTTAGCGAAACGCAAACCACTTGTCAAGCGTATCGCTCATATACGAACATAGCGTTCTGCTAAATAATGGAAACAATCATGGACATTGACGAAATCAGACGAATCAACATCCGGGCGCTTGAAAAACAGCACGGCCCGGCGCTGGCAAAGCGAGCTGGCATGTCTCCGTCACAGTTCTACAATTTAAGAGACGGAGCAAAAGACTCAAAAACAGGTAAGCCGAGGGGGATGAGAAAAGAGACGGCATGGAAGATTGAGGATGCCGCGGGTGTTGAGCGTGGCTACCTAGACGTACTGCACCCAGAGCCATCAAATGTGATGCCTGCCAATCTCGGATTTCAACGAATACCACTCATAAGCTGCGTACAGGCCGGGGCATGGACTGAATCTACAGACCCATTCTCAGCCGGGGATGCTCACGAGTTCCTTATGACTGACGCTGATCTGTCGCGCAGCGCCTTTGCATTGGAAATCAAAGGGGACTCCATGCTTCCAGAATTCAAGCCAGGAGACCGCGTTGTGATAGACCCGGATATTTCGCCCCAGCCTGGCGACTATGTGGTGGCCAAGAATGGAGAGAATGAGGCCACTTTCAAGAAGTACCGCCCGCGCGGCTTGAACGAGCGCGGCGATGTCGTGTTTGAGCTGGTGCCGCTCAACGAGGACTACCCTACCATGCGGTCAGACACGCAGCCAATCAGGATCGTTGGAACTATGGTTGAGCACCGGAAATACAGGAGGCGCTGATGTCAACAGATTGGGAGGGCGCGGCCCGATCGATGCGCGACCGCGTGATGTGGCTGATTTTCTTTGTCGGCATGTATGCGACCTATTTCTGGTTCCACATCTACAGCCCCGGACTACTGGCCGACCTGCATGAGGCCATGCCGCGCTGGCTGGCGCTGTGGGATATGACTTGGCTGGTGCTGGGGGCCGTCGTTTTTGCGGCCTGGCTCGCGCTGGCAGCCATGTTTGTGCGCATCCTTTTCGCTGGGCTGCCTCACCCATAGCGCAGACACACACCAGGCATTGACCCGCTTCGGTGGGTTTTTTGTTGTCAAGAATATTTGCGATACGCTATTGACAAACGTTTTGCGCTTCGCTAATATTCCACTCCGTCGCACAACGCAAGCAAAAAGACCAAGGCCAAGCGATACGTGGCCGAAGCTGACAGGAAGCAAAGGCGGGTCTAGGGGCAGTGCCCTGATGCAGGCGGTGCGGTTGTTCATCAACCAGGTGGAGTAACCCATGAACGTCCTGACTCCTGAAGCCCCGACCAGCGCATGGTCGCAAGACTGCGCACGCGGACTGATGCACCCGACATCAATCGCTGCACGCCAGGCTCGCATCGCGGCAGCCAACATCGAGCGCGCAGGCCGCGCGGTCAAGTTCAACCAGGCCATGACCCTGCTGCGCGAAACCGTGCGCAGCGAGCAGGAGCTGCTGGCCACTCTGCACACACTGGCCAGCACGCTGGCGCAGCACCACGGCCAAAGCAGCTACCTGCACGCCGCCATCGAGCGCCTGGACATCCTGGCCGACGACATCGAGGAGGGCAAGCTGTGAAAAACACCCTGGCCCTCATCTTCATTGCCGGCACTGCCGGCATCCTTGGTCCGCAGCTCGACGCCGGCTCATTCATGGACGACCTGCAGGATCGCGCAGCACAGGCCGAGGAGCATGCGCGAGCCATTGCCCAGGCAGAGCAGCGCCAGCGTTTCGAGCGCGCCGCGCGCATCGCATGCGGTGGCGGTGAAGCCGGCTGGTACGAGGTTGCGCCTGGTGTCGTTGACTGCGCCACCAAGCGAGGCAAGCGCACGCAGCGAGGCGTGCAGGTTTCCGCGAGCGAGTGACATGGACGGGTTCGTGTTCACCCTGCTCTGCCTGGTGGCCATCTGCGCCCTGGTGCCGCTGTTCATCCGCATGGCGGACAGGGCGCTCGACCGTCTGTTTTCCCACGATGACGCCTATCTGGCCGGCCTGTCAAAGGCGCAGCGAGAGCTGGACCAGCGCAAGCGCATCAACAAACCAACCAACTGAGGTATTCCATGAGCGAAGTAATTGCAGCCCCCGCTGCGGCTGACGCGCCTGCCATCGTGCAGGAGCTTGCGCTGCAGACCGTCACCAACCAGGTGGCAGAGTTCAACACCATCGAGGCCGGCCTGGCAGAGCTGGCCAAGCGATACCAGGGCGTGGCCTATGACGTGAGCACCACCAAGGGCATGGACGAGGCGAAGCAGGCCCGCATGGCCATCCGTGAGGTCCGCTACAAGGCGCAGAACCTGCTGACCGCCACCAAGAAACCGCTGAACGACATCAAGGCACAGGTGGACGAGCTGGCCAAGCGCATCATCGCGCGCATCGAGGCCATCGAGGAACCGATTGACAAGCAGATCAAGGCCGAGGAGCAGCGCAAGGCTGACGAGAAGGCGGCACGCGAGCGCGCAGAGGCAGAGGCGCGCGCCAAGGTTCAGGCCCTCATCGACGCCATCCGCGAGTTCCTGGTACGCGCATCCGGTGGCACCTATCAGGAAATTGCGGAACTGAGCCGCGAGCTGAAAGAGCTGGACATCAGCCTGGAGCTGTACGGCGACCGCACTGGCGAGGCCCTGCAGCTCCGCAATGAGGTTCTTGAAAAGCTGGCAGAGCTGGGGGCAGCAGAGGCATCGCGCGCCGCGCGAGAGCTTGCTATCGCCAAGCAGGAGGAGGAGCTGGCAGAGCGCCGCGCCGCATTTGAGGCAGAGCAGGAAGCTGCACGCAAGGCCCAGGCCGAACGCGAAGCTGCCGAGCAGGCCGAGCGCAACCGCAAGGCGCGCATCCAGGAGCACATCAACGACCTGCATGAAACCTTTGGGCGCACGCCTTTCGGCACCAAATCGCATGTTATCCAGGTGATGCTCAACGACCTGCTGGAGCTGGGCATTCCTGAATCTGTCTATGGCGAGCGCACGGCAGAGGCCCAAAGGGTCAAGGATGACCTGGTGCAAGGCCTGCGCACGGCGCTGGGTGTCGCCAAGGAAGCGGAGGCCAAGGCCGCCAAGGATGAGCAGGAGCGCCAGCAGCGTGAGGCCGAGCTGCGCGCAGAGGCTGAACGCCTGGCCAAGGTGTCGGCTGCAGCGGATGACCTGCTGAACGCATGCCGCGTGTCGGTCGCGTACCTGGCCGACCTCAACGGCGCCGACTGGATCAAGGGCGATGACGTTGGAGCGATGGACATGCGCCAGCGCGCCAAGGCAGCCCAGCAAATCGTTTTCAACGCACTCACCAAGGCAGGAGATTACCAATGAACGCAGTAGTCGAAACGCAGGCCCAGGCGCCTGCAGTTACACAGAACCAGGACCTGGCGATGGGCGCCGGCCTGCAGGTTGGCAGCCCGCTGCACGCGGCCATGATGGCCATGAAGTCGGGCCTGAGTGCCGCTGAAATCCGCGACATGCTGCAGGTGCAGCGCGAATGGGAGGCCGGCGAAGCGCGCAAGGCTTTCGTGCGCGACATGGCGGCATTCAAGCGCAACCCGCCCGACATCGTGAAGGACAAGCTGGTGAGCTTCCAGACGCGCGGCGAAGGCGAAACCAGCTACACACACGCCACCATCGGCAACGTGGTCGGCAAGATCGCCCCCGCCCTGGCAGAGCACGGCTTCAGTCACTCGTGGAGCACTGTCCAGGAAAACGGCCGCGTGATTGTGACCTGCGTGCTCACGCACCGCGACGGCCACAGCGAGAGAGTGACCTTGGAAGGCTCGCCCGACTCGTCCGGCAAAAAGAACGGCATCCAGCAGGTGGCCAGCACCGTGACCTACCTGCAGCGCTACACCCTACTGCTGGCCACCGGCCTGGCAGCGCGCGACCAGATGGACGACGATGGTGCCGGCTCCACCGATCCAATCTATGACCCCGAGGCAGAGCTGGCCAAGTGGACCAAGGCAGTGAACGAGGCCCCCACCACAGAGGAGCTGCAGAAGGCTCGCAAGGAAGCTGGCGAGGCATTCAAGGCTGCCGGCGACGTGGACGGCTGGAACACCATCAAGGCGCTGGCGGCAGGCCGCGCTGCAGAGCTGAAGGTGGCAGCATGACCGAGCGATACACCATCAGCATCCACCCGCAGGGCAGCGAAGGCTGGCGCCAGGATCGCCTGGGCCGCGTCACCGGCTCCAACTGCGCAGCCATCTTCGCCAACGGCCGGGGCGGCAAGGAATCGGTGCAGCGCATCGGCCTGCGCCGCACCCTGCTGGCCGAGCGCCTGACTGGCCAGGCCGACGAGTTCACCGGCAACGACTCGACCGAATGGGGCAAGGAACAAGAGGCGCACTCTCGCATGGCCTACGAGCTGCGCACCGGCCTGGACATCCGGGAAATGGGCTTCTTGAGCATGAACGGCGTGATGGCCGGCTGCAGCCTGGACGGCCTGATCGAGGAGGACGGCCGCATCGGCGTGTGGGAATCGAAGTCCCCGAAGTCAAAGACGCACCTGGAGTATCTGCTGGCCGGCGTGCTGCCGGACGACTACCTGCGCCAGGTCACGCACAACGTATGGGTCACTGGCGCCGACTTCGCGGACTTCCAGAGCTATGACCCACGCATGCCTGCAGGCCTTGGCCTGTTCATCGTGCGGGTGTGGCGCAAAGACCTGGACATCGAAGGCCACGAGCGCGGCGTGCTGCAGTTCCTGGCCGAGCTGGACGCAGAGGAAAAGCGTGTGCGCGCGCTTGCATCACAAGACTGATTTTTTAACGTAGGAGAACGAGCACCATGCTCAACAAAGCCCAAATCATCGGCCGCGTCGGCCGCGATCCTGAAATCCGCTACCTACCCAGCGGCGATGCCGTTGCCTCGGTGTCGGTGGCCACCACCGAAAGCTGGAAGGACAAGCAGACCGGCGAAAAAAAGGAAAAGACCGAGTGGCACCGCGTCAGCGCATTCGGTCGGCTGGCTGAAATCATTGGCGAGTACGCCGTCAAGGGCACGCTGATCTACATCGAGGGCCGCCTGGAAACCAGAGAGTGGGAGAAGGAGGGCCAGAAGCACTACAGCACAGAAATCAAGGCCGACCAGATGCGCCTGCTGTCGCGCGCCGATAGCGGCAACCAGGAGCGCGGCGAGCGCCAGCAGCGCCATGCGCAGCGCCCCGCAGCTCGCCCTGCAGCGGGCGGCCAGCAGCGCCCCGCCAGCGGTTTCGATGACATGGACGACGACATCCCCTTTTAACCACCACCACGAAAGGCAAACATGAGCAACAAACCCGAAACCACGGCAGCAGCCACCAACGTCAGCGAGCTGGTCAGCGACCTCGATGGCGGCATGTTCGACCGCATGCTTTCCATCGCGCTGTCTCAGACGGCTGCAGCGGTTATCGACCACGAGAAGATCGGCAAAGTGTCCATCGAGTTCAAGCTGGAGAAGATTCAGGGCACGAGCCAGGTGCGCCTTGGCCACAGCCTGAAATTCTCCAAGCCAACCAGCACCGGGCGAAGCATCGAGGAAACCGATGGCGCCACCGTGCTGCATGTCGGCAAGTTCGGCGCCCTGTCGCTGGCCCAGCCGTCGCTGCTCAAGCAGTCCGAAATCACAGGCTAACCAAACCACCAACACAAAGGAATCTTCAACATGCTAGACCATGAATCCATCGAGCTTCTGCAGCAGAGCCAGGCAATCACTGCAGCCTGCACGGAAGCGGCCGACGCAATCAGAACTGACGGCATCGTGATGCTGCCATCCAACTTCCAGCAGCACGACCTGGAGGCATTCATGCCGCTGCGCCGTCGCGCACGCGGAACGATGGAAACCAATGTCATTTCCGACTTTGCAGCCTACGTAAAGGACCACAAGCACGATGGCGCAACCGTGTTTGTGGACAGCAGCGAAATGAAGGCTGTTGCAGTGCTCAACCTTGGCACTCCCGAGAAGCCAGGCCACGCAGACGACAAGTCCGTGCTTGGTCTGGACCGCACTGCAGCCTACAACGCACTGCGTAACATTGCCACAGGGCAGGCCACTCGCCAGGCGCAGGTGGCTGAGTTCCTTGAGGACTGGAGCGATGCGATTACGTGCTCCAACGAACACGGAGCCATTGACCCGCGCCACGCAATCGCTGCCGTGCGCAAGCTCACCATCGAGTCGATGCGCAAGCTGGAGGCCAGCGAGCAGCAACTGAGCGCAAGCAAGAGCACGTTTGAATCGGTGCTGGCCACCAGCGCAGACCCGATCCCGACCACCATCACGTTCTCCTGTGAGCCTTACAAGGGCCTGGCGCAGCGCGCATTCAGCATGCGCCTGGGCATCGTTACCACTGGCGACAAGCCCAGCATCACGCTGCGCATCATCAAGCTGGAGCAGCATGCGGAGGATATGGCGCGCGAGCTGGCGGAGCTTGTGAAGTCGGCCATTGCTGGCGATGTGCCTGTGCTGATTGGTGAGTACGCGAAAGCCAAATAACAGAAAGGACAAGCGCGGCCTTCGGGCTGCGCCTCAATATGACCATCAACCGCCACGACCTTTTCAACCTGACCAAGACGCGAAGCCTACAACTGTCCAGAGCTGCGCAGCCAGGTCAGGCCTGGCGGCCTGGATTTCAAGGCTTGCCCAAGCAGAGGGATCGGATGATGCAGCCCACGGTTGACGTGCGTGGCGCGGCGTCCATGATGAACGTCCACCAGCAGACTGTGCTCGACATGATTGCTGCCGGCGATCTGCCGGCTGCCAGGCTCGGGCGCAGCTATGTGCTGCTGACGCGCGACGTACTCGCCCACATCGAGCGCGCCATCCAGCAGCAGACTGCGCAGCGCATGGGCCTGGTGCGCAAGCCTCACCACAGGCGGGCCGCCAGGTCGCTGCCTCGCAGGTTGGCGTAGCGCATCATCATCTTATGGGACTTGTGGCCTGTGATTTTCATAATCTGCGCCTCGGCCAGCGTGGTGCGCTCAAACAGCCGGCTGGTTGCCTCGTGGCGCAGGTCGTGAAACTTCAGGCCCTTGCACCCAGCAGCATCGAAGATGCCTGGGCTGCGCTCGCTGTGGAACAGCTTGGATAGCTTGTCGGTCAGACGGACAAGCGCTCGCTCGCTGGTGTCGCCATCCCACCAAGGAAACAGCAGCCCCGACTTGCGCGCGCCGATGTAGTCAGTCAGCTCTGCCGTGGCCACCGTGGTCAGCGGCACCTGGCGCTTGTCCCCGTTCTTGGTCTTGTCCAGGAAGATGGTGCGCCTGGCCAGGTCAACCTGGTCCAAGGTCAGCGTGTACATTTCGCGCAGGCGCATGGCCGACTCGACCGCCAGGATGAACAGCATGCGCAGGTCCGCCTTGTGCTCCAGCTCCAGCGGCCTGGCCTTCCTTGGGAGAACCCCGGCCTCGATGGCCTCTAGGATTTTCTCGTACTCGCCAGGCTCCAGGCGCCTGTCGCGCTCGATGTCCTCGCGCTTCACGCCGGCCGCATTCTCGTCGGCCTTGCTGTACTGCGAATATCCATCCGGCAGCGTGCGCAGCGGGTGCGTCGGCATGGCCAGGTATCCCTTGCGCAGCCCCCAATCGGTACACCTGGCCAGGGCGCCAACCCTGCCCCGGATCGTGGCCGGCGCCAGCTTCTCCTCGCGCTTCATCGTGGCAATCCAGTTGTCCACCCATTCGTTGGTGATCTGCTCCAGGCGCATTCGGCCGTGGTGCTTCAGGATGACGCCAAGCGCAGACACATCCTTGCTCGACGGGTTGGCGCCGAACTCATAGGCGCGCACCAGGGCCTCGATGGTTTCGATTGCGGCAGGCTCCTGCTGCAGGCCTGGCGGGATGATGCCCCTGGCCAGCAGCGCCTCAATGCGCGCGACATAGGCTCGCCCTTCGGCCTCCTGTGACTCGGGATATGTGAGATAGACAGGCCTATCCAGCAGTCCAGCCTTCTTGATGGTGAACTGAATAGTGCCGTTACTGAATCGTTTGATGCCTGCCAT